TTCTGCTTACGATCAGAATAGATATTGCCCACGGAAGACAGGTCGGCCTCTTACCATCTCACAAAACTCAGGAGGAAGTAGATGACCATCTTCGTCAAATGTTAAAAGAACAAATCCTTCCACTACACGAGACGGGCCACCTTCTGTATATTCAAATGCAGGTGATTTTGGATCGCCTAGCATCCCTACCTCAATTCCCCAATGAGAACCATTACGATTCCGAACTGCGTAAACTTGTAACTGATGAGTATGACTCGTTACAATCGAGACTCCTGAATGAAGTGCATTGTTCCATGCAGCGTGGATGCCTCCACGAAACCGATGACGAACCTCAACCTCATTCAACATCACAGAGTAAGTGAACTGCCAGTTAGGGAACCTATCTTGCAAGCGACCAGCATAGTCTTCTAACTCTGGTGCATTGTTAGCCAGATAGTTATCAACTCGCATGTCATGGTTACCAACAGTCCAATGAGTATGCTCCGCAAATGGAAGCATTTTAAGCCACCTGTGCAGCTCATCAATTTCATCAGATAACTTGGGTGCTTTGCCACCAAGAATCCTGCCATGACGACTGATACGAGCACCATCTAGCATGTCTCCGTTAAGGATGATGCAATCAGGACGAGTCTTATGTGCTATCTCACAGAAGGCTTTCCACATTGGAGATGGGCCAATAGGCCAGACATGAGCATCGCCACCAATCAATGCAGTCTTGTTAGCCATCTCAATTGATTGTGATTGAGGGTATGTCCATTGGATAGAAGTGGTAAAGTTTTTTTCATCAAGAGTTTCTTTAGCTCTTACCAATCTACTGCGGAATGTTTCTCTTGGTATCTTGTTGATTTTAGCTGCCAAAGAATAGTTCATGCCAGCATCAACGTAATACTGCATCGTCTGACGAAGCAGAGTATCTGACATTTTATGAGCCATTATGCATACCTATTGTAAGCTGCTTCCAATTTGGTATCGTATTGGTTCGTAGCATAGGCAGGACCATTATATCCCTTGGCAAACCCAGCCCAGTCCTGAGCCTTTAGTTTATTAAGCAAGTTTGCGTTTTTAATAAAGTTCAGCATGTGTTTGAGTTGCAGTTCCTCAGACTCAGTAGCCTGATCAACCATCTCCTCTACTGAAGCACAGCCAGCAGCAGCGTAGTTGCTACCCATTACCTGACCCATACCCCATGAGGTAGAAAGCAATGCTTCGCGTGGTGCTATCTCATATGCTGCTTCGATTTCTTGATACACAGCATTTGATCCTTTTGGATAAGGCAACGTACCCCACTTAGGATAGGCCAGCTTTTTAGATACAGCTTCATCTACCAATGCCTGATCGTAGTTAGCCTTGATATATTTATAGAAGTGATGGCGTTCAAACAAAGCCTTTGGCCTACCATATGTATCAAACCCACTACCAGCAGACTCAATGGCAATGACAGCACGAAGAGATGCCAGCTCAATGCCAAACTGTTCAGCCAATTCACCAATGCTCTCAAGATCAAGTTTAACTGCATCGCCTATGAAGTTCATTTGGTAAAATCCTTTGCGGTAAGTGCATCTGTCTTTGCTTTGCTACCAGCACTTGAACCAAAATAGAACTGCATTACACCAGTCCATGCTGTTCCAAGAGCACCAAGCATATAGATAAGAGTCTCGCTTCCAGATGGAGGCGCACCTCTAACTAAAAGCCAGAACAGGATTCCAAAGAAGCCAATTGTTACAATGATGGTAAGAATTTTAGGAAGCCAGTCTTTGGTTTCCATCTGCATCTTACGAGCAGAATCTCTATCAAGAGCAGAGATCTTCTCAAGATCAATATCAAGTTCCTTCATTTTGAGTTTGAAGGATGCGTCTGTTTCTTTCAGCTTCTGCAATTGCTCTGGAGTTGCGCTCATTAGAGCGGCTGACACTTCTGATTCGCTTCCGTCTTGGTGACCAAACATCGCTTCTGATAGGGTCTTCATTGCCAATCCAGCGAGAGGGCCACCAAGAGCAGTCGCTACCGTAGGAGCTAATTGAGCCAAAAGGCCACCGATCTTTGATAAATCCATTCATCTATCCTCACACTAGGTTATAGTGAACCGCAAACCATATTGCCCATGCTACCATTGTAAGCAGTATCATACTAAGAACAATGGTAAATCCTACTTCAATCATATACTCTATTTGTTCTGCACGTTCAATTGCAGCAATCTTCATCTCTTTTCGTATGCGTACGACATCACGCTGGATCTGTTCCCAAGCGCGTACACCATATACTTGAACTATTTGTGACTTAACATCACGCTCGATTTTCTCTGCTTCCATCTTGGCAGCAAAGGCTTCAATAGCACGGGCTTCCGCAGATCCACCTTTACGCCAACCCTTTGGCTGCGCTGCTATCTGGGTGAGGTGAGCTACCCCATTCATAATGTCTGAGAGTTCTTTGGCTACCGAGACAAGCTCTTTGCCTACGCCAATCGCAGTCTTAACGGTGGCAGCAGTTGCCTTGATCGTAGCTAAGACTGTTAACGGGTCCATTCATTACTCGCCTCTGGCTTCCTTGATAGCAAGATAGATACGGATAACAAGCAAGAGTAGGCCACCAGCAAGAGTAAGAATCTGCAGATACTCATGCATATGGATGACCCATAGTGGCATAGTGATTGCTCCAGAAGCAATAGCAGAATCAACAACTACTCGTGTGTCATCCGTTGTCATGTATTAATCTCATCAGCTAACGCAATAGTAATTTTACCCATGTCAACAAGTTCCATAATAGTAGTATAATCTATATTAGCTGGGTCAATAGGAACAGTTGACTGAACACCATTAATATCAACAATGATGCCATATGGGCTAGCAACAGGAGTGTTGTAATATTTAAGATTTGAGTACATAATTAAAGCTCCGCAGTTGCAGTAAATGCCGTAGTCCAAGACACATTGAACAAACCAGTTCCAACAATTTGATCTGTAAATCCATCAATTGTTCGAGTTGATGCATTAACACTCGAAACATTTGATTGACCTGAATATGTAGTAGAAACTGTTGGAGCTGCTCTCATTGTTGATTTAAAATCATACCTTTGATTATATGCGTACCCACCCGCAGCAGGGCAAGGAAACCCATAAGAAGTAGCTGTGCCAACATAATAATATCTCTGGCAAAGAAAGTACTCTAATCCAACTGGTCGCCGTTCAAATGGCGTAACAGTAGAACCAGCTTCAAGTTGAACACCAGTAATGTCTATATAATCATTGGCTCCAGCAGTTCCAGTTCCAGACCAACTAATACCTATAGCTACTTCTTGAACGGTTGATCCAAGCGTAACAGTAAATGTAAACCGCGTTCGAGTTGCTGTTGGCGTAAATGCTGAACCTAATGGTGTGGCAATGCCTGTCCAAGAGGATGAATTTAATAGTGTTGCGCCTTGATCTACACCTGTTCCAGTAACAATTGATGCAGTTGCTGCACCTCCGCTATAATTAGCTCCAGCAGTTGCATAAAAAGATAATGTTACAGTTTGTCCAGCAAGACCAGCACAATTTGCAGTTTCAATTATTTGCCGCACCGTAATAGCTGCCGTTGATGTTTGAGCCGCTATTCTTTGCAATCGCATTGCATAAGGTAAATCAAGATTACCAGATGAAACTTGTGGTGTGCTCCAAAGACTTGCAACAGTGGTTAACCCATAAAATCTGTCAGCAATATAAGTTGTTGAATTTGCTGGCAGGGTAAATGTTGTACCTCTTTGCCAAATTACCATTGCTCCATTAATAATGCGATTGTGCATACCAAATTCAAAACCCGTGTTAGCCATAATAGCTGGAGTTATTGCAGCTGCCGCAATTTTAGCAGTTGTAACATTGGCATCAAGAATTTTAGCAGTTGTAACATTAGCATCAAGAATTTTAGCGGTCGTAATATTGGCATCAAGAATTTTAGCAGTCGTAATATTGGCATCTGCAATCATGCCAGTGGTAACTTGTGTTAGTGCCATGATACAAAACCCCTATAACTTTGATAACTTATCGACCCCAAACAAGCAGCCAGTTTTCCTGACAATCAATAGCTGCTCCAGCACTATCAAAAGATTTGCATCGAGTTGACGTAATTGATGTGCTACTGATTTGTGTATTTCTAACCTCACTGCTTGACGGGTCAGCAGCATTATAAATTGGATAGACAATACTATTGCCAAAAATTCCAGATGGCCAATTTACCGTAAAATCACCAGTTCCATTTTTTGTAATTGTTGGAGTTGAATTGCTGTAATTTATATCTTCAAAAACAGTATTTGTAATTGTTCCTGAATTATCCCAAACAACAATTACACGAGGAGACGTTAAATAATTACCACCACGGATATTTGCTTGCGTTGGTTGGGTTGCCATAAGAGCACCGCCGACAACAATATTTTCGCCACCAACCTTTAAACCATAACCACTATTAATAGTGCTAGCTTTAACTAGATAACCAGAAGAACCATACATTGTGTTACCATTGATCGTTCCTCTTGCAGAGCCAGATAAAGTTTCAAACGCATTTTGAGTTGAATTAGCTATAGCAAGATTTGTTACTGTGTTCCCAATAATATTGCAATTGTATGTTAACGTATCTAACCCAACACAACGTCCATAGGAATTGTTAAACGTATTTCCAGTGATAGAAACACCAGATGCATAATTAACATAAATGACTGCGTTATTTGCGCCTTTGAATGGGTCTGCTGTATCAAGTCCAAAGTAATTAAATGTGTTACCTGATATAGCAATTCCAGTTGCAATTTCACTTGCGCCACTTTGTGCATCAACAAAAACACCAGCGCAAACTTTGCCAGCAGTAGTTAGTCCAGAAAAAGAATTGCCAGTTATTGATATGTTTGTGCATGTTGCATAATAAGAACTAGCAGTTGCATGTTCTAGATTAACACCAATCCTAACATTTCTAGCAACATTCCCACTGATTGTTATATTATCTCCGCTGTGTAAATCAATTGCAACTTCATCTACAACATCTTGAATGTAGTTATTTGAAATAACAACATTTGCTGAAATAGGTCCATTTGCCAATGATATTGGTGTATTAGGATTACCGCTAATTGTTGCTGATGATAATCTAGAAAGTGAAATTCCATAAGCATAATTGTTTCTATTTGCACCAATGTTTTGTATTAAATTATTAGTTACTAAACACTGGTTAACAGAAACAAGCAAAATTCCATGAACTCCTGCATTATAAATATTATTATTTATTAATTTTACATATTGTGCAGAATAGATTTGCACAGCCGCTTGTCCAAAATTATAAATTGTGCAATTTTCTATTTGCACATAATAAAGATAAGTGACAACAAGTGGACTCCAAGTGTTTAATTGACCATATATTGCAACATTAGTATCGTTGTATGGATAGCCACTCCAATCACCATATATTTCTAGATCTTTAATTGTAATATAGTTCCCCGTTAAATTAAAACATATTCCTACATGGTTGCAATATACTTTTGCATTAAAGCCATACATTTTAGTGTTTGCTGGAATATCAATTTGAGAAGTTGTTCTATATGTTCCAGAAGGAAAATATACAGTACGGCCTCCAGAAATTGCATTTCGAATAGCTGTTGTATCATCGGCTATGCCGTTACCAATAGCTCCGTAATCTTTGACACTGACTGTATCATTAATACGGTTGTAAAGCGTACTGCTGCTACTGACTTTAATATTTGTTACAGTACCATCGTTAGGCGCTCCAATTAAAAGTGGAACTGTCCAAATAACTTCAATGTTAGAAGTGCCAGAGGGCGGCGCAGTGGTAAATGTTAAAGTTGTAGTGCTTAGGCTATATGTAGCTTTGTTTTGATAAACACCGCTTATATAGACGTAAGTGTTATTTATAGTAGTTGGATCTCCAGAAAGCGTAAATGCTGTTTGAGACCCAGTACCACTAAAAATATCAACAACTGTATTTGTCGTACCAAGACCAGAGGTAGCAGCAAACCACTGATTTGTTTCATAATCAGCAACAAAAGTTATGTTAGCATATTGAGAACCAATGCTTGACGTTGTTCCACCATTAATTGTGTCGGACCCAGAGCGAGCTACTATTACTGCGTTGGCATCTGAAGTCCATTTAACAACAGAAATTTTAAAACCATCAGTAACAGTGCTAATTTGTGGCAGAGTTATTGTTTTAGCACCTGATGTTGTTGTAACACGAATTAGATCTCCAGCATCTCCAGAAACAACCGTGTAATTTGCGCTCTTATCTTGTACAGCCGAATAGAACCCAGAAGCAAGAGTAGCTGCAGCCGCAGCCGCAGAGTTAGACGCAGAAGTTGCACTAGTACTAGCATTACTTGCGCTGGTTGATGCAGATGATGCAGATGATGCCGCATTGGTAGCAGATGTTGAGGCATTAGAAGCCTGAGTCGTAGCCGTCGATGCAGATGCCGATGCGCTAGAAGCAGACGATGATGCGTTAGAAGCAGACGATGATGCGCTCGATGCAGAGGAAGAAGCTGCCGAGGCACTAGATGATGCAGCAGATGCACTAGATGATGCAGCAGATGCACTAGCACTTGCAGATGAAGATGCAGTAGTTGCAGTAGCAGCATCTACCAGCAATGTCCAGCTTGCACTATTTGCATTTGAACTAATTGGCTGAGAGCCAGTTGATGTATGAGCAGCTACGCAAATGTAGATGTTTGCATTGCTTGTATCTTTAATAATATCACGCAAAATATAGGCATTTCCAGATGCCCAATTGCCACGATATGTACCAAGCTCTTGAGCAACAATGATATTACCAGTGCTATCAAATGCCATCACTTTAGATGCACGATTAGCAGCAGTTGGAAGATAAAGATTTACAGCTGCATCTGTTTGAGCAAGAGAAACCACACGAGAAATTTGGTTTTCGCGCTCTTGAATCATTGCAGTCAAGCGATCAAGGTCTGTGTTTAGTGCATCAATGTTAAAAGGACCAGACGTAGGAAAGTCAGTCACGCGTTTAACAGGAATATCACGAACAATTGTAATGACATCTCCAACCGTAGCACCTGTCACAAGCGTAAGAGATCCACCACCAGTCACACCAGCACCAGTTAGAGTGTAATGTGTTGTTATTGTTTTAAGAACGGCATTTTGATAAACAGCAATGTCAGAGTTTGAAAAAAACTCAAAAGGAATTGAGAATACAGTTTGACCAGAGGTCGCTGTATACTGTGAACGAGGCGTTGTGTCGTTAATCAAAATAGCCATGTGAGTCTCCTATAGCCTGTTTGCTATCATAGGTGCTAGATGTCAATGCACTTAGTAGCCAATAGATTTCTGTCCGTTTTTCAACAACCCATCCCACCAGATTACGTTATTAAGAGGAATCATACGACGATAGATATTTCCCTTTTGATGATCGGTCATATATGGGTCAGTCATCAACTTAGGAATCTCCATAAGCATGTTTGGTGCAGGACCAAGAATATCTGTCATACTATCATCCATGCCACGACGATGAGGATCCATACCAGCCATTGGTCTAAAGCCAAGCGTGTTATAGCTTGCCGTTTCAACCATATTGTTAATGTCCACAATAGAACCAAGAAGACCGCTTGTATCAATGGCGTTAACAAGTTTGTCTTCAAACTTCATTTTGTTCCAAGCGTTATCTGGTGTTTTAAGATATGTAGAAAGATAACCACCACCAATCAATACAAGAGCACCACCTACAGTGTTTGCATCTCGACCTTGCAATGATGATAGCAAAATACGATTGTTTGCGCCCATACCCCATGTCATGAATTGCAATGGGAACTGCACCAAAGCAATATCAAGACGCTCATCACCAAAGATCTTACGACCCATTGGAGATGTTGCTTGGAATACACCCTGCGCTAATGCTGATTTGTCAGCAGCACTTGGCGTAACAATAACACGATTTGTTTCTTGCGTAATTGCAGAGGCAAACTTATTGGCAAGATTTCTATCGGGCCATTCAGCAATGTTTGCAAGATGCAATCTGCTAGGAGTCCGTTCAATAATGCCATTCTTATGCAAAGCAGCAATGTTGTTAATATCTTCCAATGAAAGACCATAACTCAGCAAACGCTCTAACTGTTGCGTTGTTGCTTTTTTAAGAGAAACATTAATGGCATCTTCAATCATATAGTTTGAAGACATAAGATTAGTAAACAATTTTGAATAATCTGTAACGATAGACAGACCGTTCAAAACATACATTGGGCCTTCTGCAAATTTATTAAAGCCCTCAGTGGCTTCTTTAAATTTCTGAACGCCTACACTGCCAGCTTTATAATTACCATTTGAGTCCATGTATTTTCTAAGAACGGTTCCCATAACGGTATCATGTCCTTCAGAAAGAACAGCTTGCAATTCTGCACTAGACTTCTTAATGTTAGACATACCACCAACAATGTTATTAATTACAAATTCGTATGTGCGCCCAAAGCCAAAGACCATGACAGGACGTAATACGTCAACAACTTGTGACTTAATAACCTTGCCCATCATTGTAGATGCAGCATAGTTT